CGAATGCTGAGGCGCAAGCGGTCTACGCGGGCTTTAAAACCCTGTATACCGCTTCTTCGGATGCTGTCATCACCAAACTTCTTGGTGGTGAGTCGTAGGGTCATGTCTGACCCTATGGATGAGATCGAGCTCTACCTTAATAAGGAAGAGCGGATGGAAGAGATTCTGCGAAACCTTGATTGGTTGTCCCAGATTCAATTCCTCCTTATCGGTCTCCAGCTGTTGGTCACGGTTCTTACCGTTCTGGGGAGTATAATTTACTCTCACAGTTGGTAAGGGCGTATCCAGTCGACAGCGTTATAGGCTAGGATTAAACCACCTCTATTTAAGGAGGGGCTTATGAAAAGCCTATTGTTGCTCTGGAATCGGTTAGCCATCGAAATGGCTGACCATGTTGGTGCAAGTGCCACTCGCGACATTAAAACTGTCGCGTTGCGGTGCGAACACGAGGGGTTGTCGTTTCTTACGATAACCCTACCCACGTACGGTTCGGACCTCCAAAAAGGTCTAGACCGTGGCGGGGTTGGCTCCGACCTGTTTTTGAGTTTCTCAAAAACAGGGGGTCTCCCGAAATTTCTTTCGGGTTTCCTTTGCCGTGTGTTCGACCGCGATAGTGGTGTTCTGCTGGATAATCCAGACAGGCAGTCCATTCTCTACATTCGTCAACTTACGTTGATGTTTGCAAAGATAAATCTCCCGTGCAGTGATGCACGTGAGAGGGCTGCGTTCTCTGGCTATGTCCAGTGTGAGAACGAGATGAAACAATTGGACTCGTCATGGGATCCATCCGACTTGGATGAGTTCTATGATATGAGCCAATTGTTGTTTCGTGACCTATTTGCCGGCGTAGATAGCGATATCTACCATGGCAAAGTCCGTCCGAAACACGGTCCAGGCTCAACGGCAGATGGACTCCGCGGTAACGCGAAGTTCACCCAGCGAACCTGGACTCGGCGTATGGAGAAGTATTTCCCATCGTGGGAATTCCTCTCCCCTCACTGGCGTTATTACCAGGAGGACGCTGTTCATCTCGTCGAACCTCGGGATGAGAAGCCTGTGAAGGTTATCTCAGTCCCGAAAACGCAAAAGACCCCGCGGATTATCGCCATGGAACCCACTGCTATGCAATATGCACAGCAGGGGATCTATGAGCGGATCCGGGAAAGGATTAGAGGAATTGACTACCTCCAGTCCTTCCTAGGAGTCGAGGACCAGACGCCTAATCAGCGTATGGCTCGAGAAGGTTCCCTTTTAGGAAACCTTGCGACACTCGATTTGAGTGAAGCCTCCGATAGGGTCTCTAATCAGCTAGTCAAGACCATGTTCCGAAGACAGCCTCACCTTGGTGAGGCCGTCGACGCAACTAGGTCGAGACGTGCTGATGTACCTGGATGGGGT